GGATGAGCTGCACGCTTCGCTCGACAAAGAGATCAGGGAAGCGGCGGCCGTCAATGAAGAGAAGACCACCGAGACCGGCATTGCCAACGCTATCAAGAACGAGCCGCGCATGCAAAAGGCACAGCGAGCGCATCTTGATGCCAAGACCGAGGCTGAGGAGTGGGGCGCTATGAAGGAAGCGTTCCATCAACGCAGCTACATGCTGCGCGAGCTGGTGGCGCTCGAGATCAAGCGAATGAGCCTAGAGCTCGACGTGTCGGCAGCCGAGCGCAACACAAAGGAATTTCAAAACAAGCGAGGCGAAGCAATGGCAAGAAAGGCAGGTGAAGGACGAAGAGCTAGGTTAGGCAAGTAATGCAACTAGAAACGTTAGAGGTGATCGTGACCTGGATAATTGGTGGGGTTGGGTTTTTAATGCTCGCACCTATCGCCAGCTATCTAATTGCGAGAGGTGCGTCCCTAGCTTACTTTCGCACCAAGCGTGAGTATGACTTAAGGCACGAAACACGACCCTACATCCCACGTAAACAGTAAGGAGCTTAGCGACTATGAAGACAAAATCAGGGAGCAGCCGTTCTTTCGAGTATCGTGGCCGTAGCCGCACAGTCGAAAGCATTGCAAAGGCTAGCAAGGCCAGCAGTGGAAGTTTCGACAGCTACATTGAGCAGGGTGTCCAGTTCTTCAAGGCAAAGGACGGCGACAACAACATTCGCATCATGCCCCTTACCTGGGACGATCTCGACAAGTGGGGCGACGGCTGGGCTATCTACATCGATGTCCACTACGGCATCGGCGCCGACAACTCAGCCTATCTTTGCCTCGAGAAGATGAAGGGTGAAGACTGCCCGATCTGCGCGGCCCGAGCCGACACCAAAGACGAGGACGAGCAAAACGCCCTGCGCATCAATCGCCGCGCCTTGTGCTGGGTGATCGACCGCGACAACGAGAAGGCCGGCCCGCAAGCTTGGGCAATGCCGTTGACGCTGTTTCGCGAGATCAACAATCGCAGCGTCAACAAGAGCGACAATACGCCAATGTACATCGACGACCCAGACGAGGGTTACGATGTTGCCTTCGTCAAGGAGGGCAAGGAACTTCGCACCAAGTACGTGTCGGTGGAAGTTTCACGCGACGTGTCGGCCTTGAGCGACAACTCCAAGCGGCAAGCCCGTTGGCTCGCCTTGATTACCGAGACGCCGCTGCCTGAAATTCTGCAATACTATGACGAGGAGCACTTGGAAAAGGTGCTGCACGGCAAGGCGGCTCGTAAGAAGAAGGGCGACGATGACGATGACGGCGAGGACGATGAGGAAGATGAAGCGCCGAAGAAGCGTGGCAAGGGTGCCGTCAAGCGCCAGCGCATGGTAGCCGATGAAGATGACGAGGAGGCCGACGAGCGAGCAACCCGCAGTAACAAAAAGCGAGTGACACGTGACGAGGACGATGACGAGGAAGAGGCTGATGAAGAGGCTGACGCCGACGACGAGGAGGAGAAGCCAACAAAGCGTCGAGCCAAAGGCAAGGCCAAGGCCAAGGACGATGACGAGGAAGAGGCTGATGAAGAGGCTGACGCCGACGACGAGGAGGAGATTACTCGGCCAACTCGCCGCCCGGCCAAGGGTAAGGCTCGGAGAAGTCATGAGGATGATGACGACGACGGCAGCGAGGAAGACGATGACACTGAGCAGGAAGGTGAGGATGATGAGGAGAAGGAGGCTCCCAGCAAACGCGGTAGCAAGGTCAAGCCGAAACGTGGTAAGGCTAAGGCTGACGACGATGAAGACGAAGAGGTCGATGCCGACGACGAAGAGGAAGTCGACCCTGACGAGGAAGAGGATGACGAGCCAAAGGGCAAGTCAGCCAGCAACCGCGCCAAGGCCAAGCTCGCCGCGATGAAGAACAGGCGCCGCGGTAGGTAACAAGAACTCGACTCCAGCTAACCGGGTGTGGAGTTGGGTACGGACGGCATCGGTTTCAACCCCATTTGACGATGCCGTCCGTCTCTCACTAACTGAAAGCAAACCATATGCGCCGTCGCTTGAACAAAGTCGAAGAAGCTGCCCCTAGTAACGATTACTTCAAAGAATCCAAACTAGATTTCATAAAGACTGGCTGTGTGCTGTTCGATTGCGTGCTAGGTGGTGGTTGGCCGTTGGGACGCATTGCCAATCTTGTAGGCGACAAGTCTACCGGCAAAACGCTGTGCGCCATTGAGGCCGCAGCCAACTTCACCCGCAAATGGCCAGACGGTCATATTTGGTATCGTGAGGCCGAAGCCGCCTTCGATGAAGAATACGCCGCAACCCTAGGCTTGCCGGTCGATAAGGTCGACTTTGGACCAGACGGCATCGACACTCAATGGGAAACAATCGAGCACATTCACGATGACTTGAAACAGGCGATTGCTCAAGGCCAAGAGTCAGGGCAACCCGGCCTGTACATCATCGATAGCCTTGACGCTTTGAGCAGCACTGCCGAGCTTGGCCGCGAGATGAACGAAGGCAGCTACGGCATGGAAAAGCAAAAGCAGCTAGGCCAAATGTTTCGTCGGCTGACACAAGGCATGAGCCGCAGCCGCATCCACTTCCTAATCATTAGCCAAGTTCGTGAGAACATCGGCGCCATGTTCGGCAACAAGTATCGGCGCAGCGGCGGCAAGGCACTTGACTTCTACGCATCGCAAGTTGTTTACCTTAGCCACCTGAAGACTCTTAACAAAACTATTGGGGGCATCAAGCGAGCAACCGGCGTGCAAGTCAAAGTCAAATGTACAAAGAACAAGATATCGCTACCGTTTCGTGAGTGTGAGTTCTCTATACGCTTTGGCTATGGCATCGATGATCTGTCGGCCTCGCTTGAGTTTCTTGAACAGGCTGGTAAGGCAAAGGAAGTGTTGAACGGCACTAAGCTTAGCAGCTACTTGACCGAGGCCGATAAGCTTGACGATGCAGAATATCGTAAGCAATTGATCGGGGTGCGCAAAGCTGTTCGCCGCACTTGGCGTGAGGTAGATGAGAAGTTCGCACCGCCTAGGAGGAAGTACACATGAAATCCATTATTATAAAAGATTACAACAACCTGTTAAAACCGCCTTCTACTTGGGATGACGAGAAGCTTGGCCGGTGTGTTGATCTGCACGTTCGCGCGGTAGTGTTAAAGGACGACGTGCCTAGCCTTACCAGCGCTTGGCTACCATCGCCTAGAGAACTAGCCGCGCTAAATGCTGGAGCGCCAATATTGTTAGAAGTGCTTGCTATGCAGCATCCACCTGTCATGCTCAGCGTTGGCACCAAAGATGATATCGGAACTAAGGGTATGGGACCCGAACTGGGTAAGCTGATCGATCACATAACCAAGAACCCCGCTAATGAGGATGGAAATGCGTAGGGGAGGTAGCAAAGCTAAGGGGTCTTCATTCGAGCGGGACTGCTGCTGCCGCTTGTCGTTGTGGGTGTCGCACGGCAAACGCGAGGACCTTTTCTGGCGTTCGGCTATGTCTGGGGGTCGTGCCACCGTTGCCGGCCGGCGAGGCACCAACCTTGCTAGCCAAGCGGGGGATATAAGTAGCGTTAGCAAAGCAGGCCATGTGCTTACCAGTGATTTCTATGTAGAAGTCAAACACATCAAGCATATAGGATTAGATGGGTTTGTCGTCAAGGGTACCGGCCCGCTTGCTAAATACTGGAAGACAGCGTGTCGTGAAGCAAATCAATACGAGAAAGCCCCGCTGCTTATTATACGACAGAATAGGTTCCCTACATTGTTCATCTGCAACCAAACGGTAGTAACTGGGCTTCTACATAGAGTCAACCATCATATTAGATGCAGAGCCATCGTGCACAGAAAGCCTAGATCAGAGTCGTGCGAGATATGGCTGTTCGATGATGTTCTAAGTAAACCGTTCGCCTACGCCGAGCCAGTGAGGAAATAAGATGTACGACACTCAGGTATCAGCGAGGTTGGAAGATATAGGCAAAGGTGGAGCCAAACATATCTTTATGCATATGTTTGGACCTTGGGGCAACCTTCCATTCCCCACTATGGAAATCCAAGAAGCTAAACTGGTAAGAGAGAAACTCGGCGAGGTAATCACTGAGTACGACGCTTGGGACTTACTCATGCGCAACGAATATGGGCTGTGATATGGAGTCAGTATGTATCAGGCACCTACCCCACGCGCACCCCCCGCCGCGTAGTGGGGTAAGGCAGCGGCGCGGCTCAACAAACTCTACGCTCATTATCCCCCCTCTGGGCGGTTGAGCCGCGCCCATTACCTTCCTCAAATCCTCGATCACAGTTACCAACCTAAACGGGTAAAGCTACAACATGCAACCTAGGGTTATAGTTGCAGCGACAACCGGCCGAGCTGACTTAGGGTCGCCTTCGGCCCATGGGCGGCAAGCCTCAAATCAGCCCGCTATGGGCGTTGCCATGCGCGGCACGGCATCGGCCAAGGGGTAACGGCTGGCCAGCCGAACGCGCGCCAGGGGTGCCAATACGGTCTAGGAAATGGCCTACAACTTAGGGGTTAACTTTGAAAGCATACAACCAGGGGTTGGCTATCGTGGCAGCAAAAGAAGGGCTGCCAGTATGGATAATACAGCGACGTTTCTGGAACAGGTTTATACAAAGTAGAGCTATGGCCAAGCGGCGTGGCATTCTATGGGCGCTATCTTTTGAGCAATGGTTAGGAATTTGGGGTGAAAGGCTAATCGATAGAGGTTCAGGGCGCAATAAGCTATGCATGGCTAGGAATGGCGATATAGGCCCATATGCAATTGGGAATGTCAAGATAATTACCAATGGACAGAATTTAAGTGAAGGTACCTGGTCTAAAGAAACAAAGTCCAAAGCCCATATCAAGGGACGCGCTAGCTATCTAAGAAAGGTAAGGAGCGCTAACTCATGAGCAACACAACCTTTAGTAATATCATCGCCTCGCTCCCAAGCCTCACGGCT